AGTAATGATGAAAATCTAAGTCTATATTGCTTTCGCAAATATAACAACTACTTTGTTTCTTGTATTTGGATTTAGCCTTGTCTCGTACATATTTAACTAAATCTCTTTTTAATTTCATATTTCAACTCTTAATTAGAATTATACCAAAAAGTCACATCATATGTCAAGAACTGTTTTTTACAGGTCTTATTAAAACGTAGTGGCTGTAGTTTCAAATGTATACAGTGCATATCGTAAAGCATCAGCCATGTGGGATGACATATTGTGTTTTGGTTTTTCTTTTAATAAATTAGGATTCGGATCCCACTGGTATTGATCTAATGACATCTGCGCTTGTTTGCAAGTTTGGTCTACAATAAGATCATCATTGTCTACAATTCCTGCGACATGTCCGATTCCATCTAGTACTGATTTCTTTGCATTGATAGTACTAATATCATAATTTTGTGCAAAGTCGTATCTTGTTTGCTGTGCTGCAGAATCAATGTAAATCCAATCAATGTCCCATTTATCAATTAATTTTCGTATCTCTATGGCATGCTGTTCTGTAGTACGTTCAGCATTCATATATTCGTCTACTAAATAGTATTTCTGTTTATCCCAGTCGTATGCGATAACACAAAATGCAGTAGGATCTTTATATCCTACGTCAAGTCCTCCAAAGACATCCATTTGACTAGTATCTAATTCTTTTAAATCTGCTGTGCATTCTTCGTGATTAAATGCCCATACTTGTCCTTCAAATACATTAAAGTCTGCCATGTATTCTTGATTAAATTCTGCTTGGGACATTGTTTTTTTGGCTTCTTCAATATCTGCGTCTGCTACTCTTGGATTCTCATGATATGTTGCCTTTATACTACACCACTCTGGAAACTCTTCTGAGTAGCCTCTGTAATAAAATTCTGCAAAATAATTATTTCTACCCCTTGGAGTAGATATAAAAATTGCTTTTGAGTTTTCTTTGTCTAGTGTGGGTCTGAGTGCAACATTGAAGGCATCTCGTCCATCTGTAAGTGCTGCTTCGTCGAATATAATGAGATCATAACTTCTACCAACTACTGAGTCTACCTGATTGATAGAACCCATTCGTATTGTAGAACCATTTGATAGTTCAATAACTTTATCTTTTGCGTTGTCTCGTGTTACCTCTAAGTCAAAATGCTTGATGAGATTTCTCTGTAAGTCAAATGAGATTTGAGATAATGAATAGTTTGGGGACATTAATAGTACGTGAGCTCCTGGTACTAAACAGGTTAGCTGTCCTATAATGTTGCTAATATATGTTTTTCCTTGTCGTCGTGATACTGCTGCGCAGACAAAACGATATTTAGGATTGTTGATTGCATTAATAATTGCAGTCTGGGAAGTGTTTGGTGTGACATTGAGTAAATCAAGATACCCTTCAATAGGTAATTTAATAAAACGAGTTTCTGGGTTCATGTCCATTAAGTAGTCTTGCACTACATCAGAACGACTTATTTCAATCAATGTAAGGTCTCTTTTTCAAATAGGTTAAAGGGATCGTCGGAGTCAAAGAGTCCGTGTTCTTTTGCAAGCTGTAGAAGATATAAGTATCCACCACATAAGTCAATAATATCAGTTTCAGCATCAGTTGGAGTTATTCCATTCACTTGTCGTGTTTGAAGTTTCTTCAACACTTCTGCGGCATGCAAGGATAATCCTTCTAGCCATACTGCTCTTCGATCTATTACTTTTGGTACTGTCATCTTTTCCTTCGTTTACTTCCAAATCTTCTTTTCTGGGAGCTAGGTGGTCTTTTCTTTGAACCACCTTTACCTGCCCAAAATACTTTGTTTGCCCAATAGGCTGCGGAAGATTTACCTTTTTTGATATTTCTTCCGTGTCGTGCTTTGAAACTGCGTCGTGCTTCAGGACTATAATTATGTCCCATGCCTTGCGCTCCAAAGCGTATTATTTTCACTTTGCCACCAACTCGTACAGCTACTACAGCTTTTTTAGTTCGGTGCTTGGGAGTTCTTTTTGGTTTATTTAGTCCGCTTAGTCCTGCCCTTTTTAGTCTTGCTTTTTCGCTTGTCGTCAGTGCCATTGTGCAATAAGTCCACGACTTTATTAAGTCGTCCTGCTTTCATAAATTCATGAAAGTCTTTATGAATAATGTTTATCTTCTGCGTAGTATTCGACCTGCACCTTTTTTACCAAATCTAGCCCTTTTTGGGTTAGTAGTTTTGCCGAATCTTGGTCCGATTGCTTTCGGTGCAGCTCCGTAGAATCCACCAGGAGTGGACATAGGAGTCTTTGTGTTCACAAAGTTTCCAGCTGCTGCGTTCATGTCTCTAGTGACACCACGCTTTAATTTATGTTTAGCTAACTTTGATGTACCATGTACACTTGGTCCGCTAAGAAATCCGCCTTGTCTTGCCATTTTCTTTTCCTAAACAGAGTTACCCCTGTTCCGTCCCATTTTTTAAATGAGTTTTTAATAATTCTTGATTTTGGTGAGGAGAGTTGAGTAACTCTCTAAGCTCTTGTCCCCACATTATTTTGTTTTCAAGAGCATAACGAAACTGTCGTGATAAATTTACCACTCCTAGTATTTCGTGTATGATTTCTTTTCTGTTCATGCTAGTCCTTATATGACTTAGCTAATGAATTTTAGCTTTTAGCTTTTTCTTCGGCTTCCATCATTTTATCTTTGATGTCCACTTGGCCGTCCCAGTTTTTATCTTGACCTGAGACAATGTTCACAAATTGTGTCCATTTAATCTTTAACCATTCTACCATTTTCTTCCTCGTATTGTTTTAATAGATTATAATAATTTTCCCGAAACTCACCTTGAAGTACTCTTTGTAAAGCCCAGTCAGCAAACTGACGTTCTTTATCTCTTACCTCTTCTAGTTTTTCTTTTGGCGATTGTTCGAACATTTGTTGGTTTACCTCTGACTCCTTGTCTTACTGCTCGTTTCCTACGAACAGCAGATTTCTTTTGAGCTTTGCTCATAGTTCTAGCACGAGCTAAAGGTACACATTTAGGGTAGCCTTTGCGAGAAGTTTTCGCTTTTCCTCTACCACAGGGTTGATATTTTCCTTTCTTTTTAGGTCGTCCAATATCAACCCATTTTTCTTTAAACCATTTCTTTAATCCTGTACTAGCCACGGCGATACCTCCCGCCAGCTTTTTTATACTCTCTGACTAGATATGCGTTGGCATATGCACTTGGATAAACAGCAAACTTTCGTTTGGTTTTCGCTTTAATTCTTGCATAAAGTTTGGCGTTAGTAGGTATGTTTCTCTTTTTACGAGTACTTCTACTTTTTCTTCTTCTTGCCACGTTTCTTCTTCTTGGGTCTTCCGACCTTTCCACCGTAAGTTCCTTTACCGTAAGGCATACTTTCTCCCTATGTCCAGCGAGGGGGTTCCTCAGGACACTCCGCCCATCTTATTTTAGTTTTGAGGGGCATAAAACAATTACAAACTTTACAAACCTTCCATGTTTTATCTAGGTTTGGGCATTCTTTACAGATCTTGTAGCGTTCCTCGTGGGAAAGCTTTTTCTTCATCTTAATTTTCTAGGTAATTTTTGTCTGCGTGCTCGTCTTAGATTAGTCTTTCTAGCCATGAGTATTTTTACTCTTCTTGAAAGTTCTTGTGAAGGTTCTGATCCTTCTCCGTCAACGACTTTTGTTGAGTCTGTTTTCTCAACTGCTTTTTTCAAAGCTTCTTCTATACTATTACTCATTTGATAATCTTTCTAGTGCTATTTTTGCGTTTTCTTCTGTGGTAAACCCATGTTTATCACCTTTGAAGGTAAAGTAGAATAAGCCATCATCTTCTTTTTTGATGATACTATCTGCTTTTTTAGTTTTTGATGCTTTCACATCTTTTGTTTCGTATCCTTTAATCATATTTTCTCCGTTAGGGATGCATTGACAATATAGTTCCAATTGTAGTTATTCCGCCAACTATTAGTGTGCCAGCGACTCCAATCATTATTGTCTCAATTCTATTGATTTGAGTTTCAACATCTTCAAATTTATTAAATGCAGTTTTCCATCTTTCTGCACACACAGCTTCATGTTTGTCCAAATTTGCAGCGACTTCGTTAAGTTCCATGTTGTATTCCCTAATATTCTTGAAGATTTTTCTTCATATGTTTGTAATTATACCAAAAGTGAGCAGAAGTGTCAAGTATTATTTTCTGATGGTGTATATTTTAACTGGTTCCGACTTGCCTTTTACCGTTACCTCATCTAAAAACTCGTAGTCATATCCGTCAACTAAACTGTGTTCAGATATGACAAGATCGACATCGTAGTTCTTACATGATGACTCTAATCGAGCAGCTAAGTTTACAGCATCTCCTAAGACAGAGTAATCAAAACGACTACTACTACCAAAGTTACCAACGACACATAAGCCAGTATTAATTCCTGCTCCTGTATTAATTTGGTCAAGATTTTCTTCTTTAAGTTTTTCATTTAATTCTCCTAAAGCCTCTCTCATTTCTAGTACACATTCTGTAGCCTTTCTTTCTTGATCATCAATGTCAAGTGGTGCGTTCCAGAAAGCCATAATACAGTCTCCCATGTACTTATCAATGGTTCCGCCATGTTTTAGTATGATTTCTGTTTGATTATCCAAAAATCGGTTTATTAATTTTGTAAGACCTTGTGGATCTTTTTGGTATTTTTCAGAAATTGGTGTGAATCCTCGAATATCTGAAAAAAGAAAAGTGAGTCGTTTCGTCTCCCCACCCAATCTCAGCAATGTTGGGTCCTCCTGTAATTTTTTCACGAGGTCTGGAGATACATACGTCCCGAATTGTTGTTTAATTTGCAATCTCAGCAAATACTGCGTAATGAAATTACGGAAACTTTCAATACTCCAGAATAAAAACGAGATTAAAATAATCCCGCTGACGTCTATTAAGTAAGAAGATTGAAACGCATACCAGGCTCCATAGATTAGCCCAGCTATAAGTATAACTAATGTGGGTAAACTAACCCAGATATAGGATGCTGTGACCGCAATAATAGATATTGCGAGTAATGCTCCCAATAACTCTGATCCACCAGCCCAAGTAGGAGTGGAAGGAGCAGAACCATTAATAAGATTATGTAAAATATTCGCTTGTATTTCATGTGGATACTTTACTCCAGCTGGTGTTGGAGTTGGATTGACGACACCTTCTGCTGTCACGCCGAAGATAACAAAAGGTGCGTCGATAGGATTGGTTAAAAACTCTAATCCTGTTTGTTTATAAAAGTTCGTATTCCAGTCCAAAAAGATACGAGCGTTAGCATCGGTATTCATTAGCGGGTAGCTAGGTACCCTTATCCAACTAATACCTTCTTGTGTTGTTTTTAGCTGGTACGAAGGATCGTTTACTGCGAGTCTTAAGAGTTCCAAGCCGA